ACGCCCATCTAAGCTGACCGACGCTCTAATAGAGCAGGCAGGTAGATACGCATCAAAAGAGTATTTATTGCATGGTGAAGTGATCCCAACCATTGAGGGATTGTCTGTGTATCTAAATGTATCAAGGAAGACACTATACAATTGGAAGGCCGAAAACGAAGAATTTTTACACATTTTGGACGACCTAATGGCAAGGCAAGCCAAGGAGCTGTTCTCTAACGGTCTCACAGGCGATTTTAACCCGACTATCACCAAGCTGATACTGACTAAGCATGGCTACTCTGATCGCGTTGAGCAGGACGTGACAAGCTCTGACGGCGCATTGGCTCCGACCAGTATTGTACTGCGTGGAGTGCGGGCAGATGACAGCAGCGACGATTGATATCCCCGACAAGCTAGTGCCTGTGTTTGAGGGCAAGGCTAGATACCGTGGCGCCTATGGTGGCCGTGGATCAGGCAAGACTCGCACCTTTGCTCTAATGACAGCTCTAAGGGGTTACCAGGAAGGCAAGGCGGGCAGGGCAGGCATCATCCTCTGTGGTCGTGAGCACCTCAACTCTCTCAGTGAGTCATCCCTCGAGGAGATCAAGGCAGCTATCAGCTCTGTGTCGTTCCTGGCTGACTACTACGAGATCGGTGAGCGCTACATCCGCAGCAAGGACGGCAGGATCAACTACGCATTCGCAGGCCTCCGCACTAACGTAGACTCTCTCAAGTCTAAGTCGCGTCTATTGCTAGCCTGGGTAGATGAGGCAGAGAGTGTCAGCGAGACAGCGTGGCAGAAGCTTATACCGTCGGTCCGAGAGCACGACTCAGAGATCTGGGTGACGTGGAACCCGGAGAGCAAGAACTCAGCAACGCACAAACGATTCCGTGAGGACCCGCCAAAGGACGCCAAGATCGCTGAACTCCAGTGGTCTGACAATCCGTGGTTCCCTGATGTGCTAGAGCAGGCAAGGCTAGAGGATCTAGAGAAGCGCCCAGACATCTATCAGCACGTCTGGGAAGGCGACTACCGCATCCACGTTGAGGGCAGCTACTACGCTCTAGAGATGCTACAGGCTAAGACAGAGGGCAAGCTCTGCGCTGTGCCCTACGACAAGTCTACTGCTGTGGTGACCTCTTGGGACCTTGGTATGGCCGACACGACCGTGATCTGGTTCGCGCAGTATATCGGCAAAGAGATCCGAATCATTGACTATTACGAGAACTCTGGCTGCGCTCTAGACCATTATGTGCAGATGCTACAGGGCAAGGGCTACACCTACGACCAACATATCCTGCCGCACGACGTCCGGGTCAAGGAGCTAGGCACCGGAAAGTCTAGGCTAGAGGTATTGCAGTCTCTAGGCCTTAACAACGTCATAGTAGCGCCTATGCTCAGCATCGAGGACGGTATACAGCAGGTCCGCTCAATGATCCCTCAGTGTTGGTTTGACCAGGAGCGCTGCGAGCGTGGCATTGACGCTCTAAGGCAGTACCGCAGGGATTGGGACGAGAACGGTAAGCACTGGCGTGGCAGACCTCTACACGATTGGACCTCACACGCAGCAGACTCCTTCCGCTACCTAGCAGTGGGCTACAAGCCTACACATGTCTGGGGAGCACCTATCCGTCGCAACATCCGAGGGATCGCTTAGTCTGTGTTATACTCATGTCATCGGTACATGAGGACATAACATGGCAGGCAAGGCGAAAATAGTCGCAGGACTACTGGCTAACATCACAGATGCTTTAGATCAAGCAGGCATGACGCTGACTGATAGACTTGTATCTACTGGATTCCTTAAGCCAGAGTCTGCCGGTAACCCATCCGCTGTCAAGTCAGCCGCAACCAAGTATCAGAAAACGCTAGAGAACCCTGCTGTCGCTCAGCGAGAGATGAACGCTGCTCAAAATCAATTCCGCACTGACTTTGAAAGAGCGGATCTAGGCGAGCGAAGAATCGTTCAGCCAGAAGACATGATGGACAGATTGCTGATAGCTAACCGTGGCGATCCCTCTGACATTGGCCTGCTTAGAATGGTCGGTGGGCAGAATGTCGGTGAGCTTCCAGTGCAGGGTGGTTACAGGTTTAGTCAGCAGAATGCTGATCAAGGCCTTGGGTGGGCATCTAGCAGAGATATAGCTAAAAGTGCTCATAATCGCCAGATTAAGATGGCTAAGGACTCTAAGAAAGAGCCTCTGGCTGTCTATAATCGAATGGGGGACGATTCTACAAACTTCAGCACTCCTCCCGCTCAATCATTGATGACACAGGTCAATCAATTGCCGCTTAGCAAGCAAGATAAAGCTGCTTTTGACGCCGAGCTTAGGGATAAGTATCCGCAATGGGTAGGACTAGACGACCCTAACGCAATGGATCAGTTAATGGGCCAAGGTGGCTTTAAGTCTATTGGTAAGATGAGAACTGCCTTTACGAAGATTATGGCTAAAGCCGACTATAGAGATAAGGGCTTCCCAATCTACAGAGAGACCATTGATGCGGTTAACGACAAAGCTCTTAGCGGCACAGAGCTAGGCGACGCAGGCATGTCTATGTACACGCCAAGAATAGATGAGGCAATCAGACCTATAGATACTCATTTGTCTTATGACTCAGGAATGCCAGGTGACTACTACGGCGGGCTAGAGCAAAGCGTACCATTCAGAGTGATGATGCCTGACGTCTACAATAGCCTTAGAAAAGAAATGACTAAGCCAAAGGCAGGCTCTGGAAATGCGCCCAAGCCTTTTAGCCACAACCAAGCTATTGTTGCTGCTAACATTCGAGGCAAAAACGTAGGGCAGCCTACTGACCAGAAGTGGCTAGACAACATTAGAACCTACCTAGAGACAGGCAAGTCTCTCTACAGCAGCCCAACGGCGGGAGCTGCTACAGGATTGCTAGGAATGACATCTATGGGCAACGCAGACAGCGTCAATCCGATGCAGGACGAGGCTATAGCAAGACACAACGCTATGGTTAACCAGAAGATGCAAACGCTTGGCATAGACCCGCAACCACAGCAGGGCTACGAATACGGCGACTTACTGCCATATCGTCGCAACATTGAAACTGGAGAGAGAGAAATGGCGATGCCATCTTTCGCCAGGGACGCAATCAGAGGCCTTCTTGATCTGTCATCTACGCCCAAGACTAAGGTGTACAATCCGCAGTCTATATTCGACGTGATGATGTAAACAGGACACAAACATGGCAATCACAACATATACAGAGCTGAAGTCTACAATAGCTGACTTCCTCAACCGGGACGATCTAACGGCGATCATCCCTACGTTCATCTCTCTGGCAGAGGCCCAGATGGAGCGTGAGGTGCGTCACTACAAGATGCAGAAGCGGTCCGAGGGTCAGATAGACACCAGGTACTCGCAGCTACCGGCAGACTTCCTCGAGCCTGTTCGCTTTCACCTAGACGACGGCAAATCATCAAGGCTAGAGCTGCTATCGCTAGACGACATGCTGCAATACCGCATGGACACTAACGACGCCCAAGGCAAGCCACGCTACTACGCTGTGTCAGGTGAGGCTATAGAGGTCTATCCTACGCCCGATACTACCTATAGCGGCGAGCTACTGTACTACGCAGAGCTAGAACAACTATCAGACTCTAACGCCTCCAACTGGCTGCTAGAGATGTCACCGGATGCCTACCTGTACGGATCGCTGACTCAGTCTGCCCCATACTTGAAGGACGACGCCCGAATGCAGGTCTGGAGTGTGTTATACTCTGGTGCTGTAGCAGGAACTAATTTGCAGAGCGATAAAGCCAAGTCTGGCGGCTCTGGTTTACGATTAAAGATCAGGAGCTATTAGATGAGCTTTACTAACTCGTTCGAGACAGACGTCCTCAACTGGGGACTAACAGCAGGTTCAGTCACACGCCCTACAGCGTGGTATATCGGCCTCTTTACATCTAACCCTACTGACACTGGCGCTGCCGGTACAGAGGTCACAGGCGGCTCATACGCTCGCACAGCGGCCACGTTCACCGTAACAGGTGACACGGCTAGCAACAGCGGCGCGGTAGAGTTTCCTGCTGCTACTGCGAATTGGGGCACGGTGAGCCACATTGGCGTATTCACTGCCTCTAGCGGCGGCACTATGCTAGTCCATGCAATCTTAACGACTGCCAAGGCTATTGCCATAGGGGACGTCTTCCGTATCCCTACTGGTGATCTGGACATCACGCTAGACTAATGGCGCTGAGAGCCGGTTACGGCACTGGTCCATACAACGTAGCAAGGTATGGCTATCCGCAGGTATATGAGTCCTCCGTAGCAGACAGCTCGGCGGCCTCTGTTACCGTGTCTGGGTCCTATGTATTCCAGGTATCTGCTCTAGCAACAGCGACATCTACCGGCACATCAAGGCTAGTAAGGCGTCGTCTAGGCTACGGCACCGGACCGTACAGCGAGGCCCGCTACGGCTACCCAGAGATCTGGGAGGGCGCATCTGCTGTCTCTGTGACATCTAGCGTCACTCAGGCTGACTACGAGCGCATCCAGAATTCAGCAGTAGCAGACTCGTCTACCTCTAGCACATCGATGGTAGGTGTCCGGGTAAGGCTAGGTGATATAGCAGACACGAGCACTGCAACAGTCGCAGCTCAGGCATTCCTAGCAATCGTGGGGGCAGCAGCAGGAGCCTCCACGTCTTCAGTAGCAATAAACTATGTTAGAATTAGACCATTCGCTGCTAGTGATACCTCCGACACAGAAGTCGGCACGTTCGCTAGGTACAAATGGATAGAGCAAATTAATGCGTCCGAGACCTGGACGGAATCTGATTACCGAGGTGACTAACGATGGCTGATACAACCACCACAACCTATGGCTTAACTAAACCCGAGGTCGGTGCATCTGACGACACCTGGGGTACTAAGCTCAATACTGACCTAGACTTGCTAGACGATCTGCTAGACGGCACTACGGCGATTGCGCCGAACTTGTCTACGCTTAAGATTGCCGGTACTGCGGTAACCTCTACTGCTGCTGAGTTAAACATCCTTGATGGTGTTACCTCAACTGCCACAGAGCTTAACCTGTTAGACGGAGTTACCTCCTCTACTGCCGAGTTAAATATTTTAACTGGTGTCACAGCCACTGCCGCAGAGATCAACTACCTAGACATAACCACTCTCGGTACTAGCGAGGCATCTAAGGCTGTCACTGCTGACGCCAATGGTGACGTTAACATCGCTGAAGAGCTGAAGGCTAAGAGCTACAACGAGACTTATGTGGCAATAGGCGCAAACGACATTGATTGCGAGACAGGAAACTTCTTCTCTAAGACAATCTCATCTAACACTACCTTTACGTTTAGCAACCCGCCTGCAAGCGGCACTGGTTACGGCTTTGTATTTAAGCTGACAGTGAGCGGCACACGCACGGTGACTTGGCCCTCTAGTGTAGATTGGGCAGGTGGCACAGCTCCAGACGCGCCCGCTAGCGGTGAGACAGACGTTCTTGGCTTCATCACTCACGACGGAGGCACGACCTGGTACGGATTCCTAGCAGGGGACGCAGTATCATGAGTTTAATTTCTACGGTAATGACTATAGCAACTGCGGGGGCCGCAGGTGGAGAAACTTTTTGGGCTAGTTCGTTAAGGATAACCACCTCTTTAACGAGCGGGCAAAGTCCAGATCGCCTTTTTAACAACGCCGTCGAATTTGGTCCGGGTGGCAACATAGTACAAGCCATAAGCTCAAACGCTCTTGCCCTTAGTGAAGGCGACGCTTGCTCTTACATTATATTAAGAGACCCTGTTGATGGAAGTATTTCTTCAACAAGGAAGGCTGAACCAAACGCAACTAATAAAGCCTATGAGTTTTTACAATCACAAGTTATTTTCTACCACCCAGATATGGATGCTTGTTTTTTGAGAGCTAGACAGTGGTATGATTCTTCAGCCAACAGCAGCAGAGTCGGCGGAATACAAATAGATAGTGACGGCACTATCGTGGAAAAAGTGCTTGATAACTTTCGTAGCAGAACGGCCCCGGGGAACGGTGAGTTCTTTGTTTGTGTCAACAGTAACGAAATTGAGTGTCACCCATATGATTCTACTAACCATACCTCTACCTCTAATGGCGGTGATAGAAGAAGAACGCAGCCTACTAGCACTGGAGACGATACACATTATGCAGTTTGGGTAAACACTGGCAGCAGCCAAGTCATAACTGGAGTTAGAAGGGATGATGGCGATTTCAAAATGGGTTTTTGGAAGTATGGCTCTGTAGCGGTAAATTCTATACCAAACCCAAGTGCTGTACGGACAATCACTGCGGAAACAAGCACTCTAAGTAACGATTATTGCGACAGAATGCGCTCATCAAGCGGCAATACTGTTTATGGTTGGAGAGCTACTGGTGGGAAACTGAATCTTTTTCAGGTGTATGGGTCAAGTCTTTCAGCCTATAGAAAATCGCAGTTTACAAAGCAATCTAGTTACAACGGTCAAAGTGTTAGCGTATACATTGACTATCCAAGCATGGTTTATGCTGATGGTTATCTTTATGCTTCGGTTGGAGTAAGGTTTAGAGTGGTTGGTGAATCAAACGATTCTGTTATGTACCCAATCTTTAAAATAGACCCATCAAACTTTCAAGTAGTAGATGCTTTAGGAGTTAAGGCTACTGGCGGCGCAGAGTATATCTATAACAACCCCCCAATGTTAGGCGTAAACGCGGAGGAGACGTGTTTGTACTTTACTTTTATGCATGCAAAAGTAAATTCTAGAGGAGCTGATAGCCATAAACTATTAAAGCTACCTTTGGATTTTTCAACGATACCTGCACAAACTATAGGTGGTGGTTCTAGCCATGACAATATTGTGTTATGGGATTTTAATAGCGGCACTACAGGTGGATCATTACCTGTGTTTAGCGAGTTATTTCAGTCTATGACTTACACAAGCGGCTCAACATCTTCAGAAGGTTATCGCAACGAGGATCAAGGCAGCACGAATTTAATTATAGAGAACGGTGATGGAACAGTAACTACTACGCTTTCTAGCACTGTATCCCCACTAACAGTAAATTAGGACTATTTATATGTTTGTTAAAGTAGACAATGGCGTTGCTCAAAACTATACAATTGGACAGCTCAGAAAAGATAATCCAAATGTATCGTTTCCACGATCTATCCCAGATGAGTTACTAGCAGAGTATGGCGTATATCCTGCGGTTTTTGCAGATGCTTTGCCTCACGAACCCGCTACTCAAAAGGTAATAACAAATGAAACGGCGTCTTTAGTCGATGGCGTTTGGACGTATGAAAATACGGTAACCTCTTTGACAGACGAAGAGATTGCTGCTGTATTGGCTCAGAAGGCAAGCGGAGTAAGAGCTGTTCGGGATGATAAGCTTGCCGCGACTGATTGGCATGCGTTAAGCGACGTGACTATGTCTGCTGAGATGGCAGCTTATCGTCAGGCGCTTAGAGATATCAGTTCACACGCAAACTTTCCAAACCTGCAAAATGCTGATTGGCCGGTAGCACCTTAAGGAGCACACCATGCCGTTGACTCCCCTGGACATACCGGCGGGCATCTACCGCAATGGCACGGACCTTCAATCATCGAACAGGTGGCGTGATGCTAACCTGATTCGGTGGATTGACGGAACCATGCGACCTGTAGGTGGATGGCGTCTCAAGAGCGACAACGCTTCGGATAATACTGTCCGTGGCATGTTGACGTGGAAGGACAACTCTAACAGCCGTTACATTGCCGGTGGGTCGTACAGCTCTCTCTACATCTGGAACCAAGGTGGCGTTCGTTACGACATCACGCCTGCCGGGTTTACTGCGGGCAGGGAAACTGCATCTGCTTACACTGGATACGGCGCGGCAACCTACGGATTTGACACCTACGGCACAGAGCGCCTAGACAATCAGACTATTCTGCCCGCTACTACCTGGTCGCTAGACAACTGGGGTGAGTACCTCGTCGGCTGCACTAGGGATGACGGCAAGGTCTACGAATGGCAACTGAACTCTGGCACACCTGCTGCGGTAGTGGCTAACGCGCCTACAAGTAATATTGCGCTGATGGTGACAGAGGAGCGGTTCCTATTCGCTCTTGGCGCGGGCGGCAATCCTCGCCTAGTGCAATGGTCCGACAAGGAAGACAACACCACCTGGACGCCATCTGCTACTAATGAGGCGGGTGACCTAGAGCTACAGACTGCCGGTGAGATCATGTGCGGCATTCGGGTCCGTGGTCAGGCTCTTATTCTGACTAACATCGATGCACACGTTGCTAGCTACCAGGGTCCTCCTTACGTTTATGGTATAGAGCGCGTTGGCACATCGTGTGGAATTATCTCTCAGAAGGCAGTCGCTACAACCGACCTTGGTGCAATGTGGATGGGTCGCAGAGCATTCTTCACTTACTCTGGCGGGTCAGTAGCTAAGGTGCAGTCTGATGTCTCTGACTACGTTTTCTCAGACATCAACGTATCTCAGCAATCTAAGGCGTTCGCAGTGACCAACTCTCGTTATGGTGAGGTTTGGTGGTTCTATCCGTCTGGCGCATCGAACGAGTGTGACCGCTATGTGGTCTACAACTTTGTAGAGAATACTTGGTCAATCGGGTCCCTAGCTAGAACCTCTGGCGTAGATCACGGCGCATTCCGTCACCCAATATGGGCAGACGCTGACGACAACAAGATCTACGAGCACGAGGTCGGATTATCCTACGGCAGTTTGTCACCGTTCGCTGAGAGCGGCCCTATCATGATCGGCACTGGAGACCAGATAGCCTCTGTGGTTGAGATGATCCCAGACGAGCGCACAGCCGGTGACGTTACGGCTACCTTCAAGACTAGGTTCTACCCCAATGATGTAGAGCGAGAGTACGGGCCTTATCCTATGTCCTCTCCTACTAGCCTGCGATTCACTGGTAGGCAGCTACGCATCCGTGTAGAGGGCGAGAGGCTCTCAGATTGGCGTGTAGGCATCAATCGTCTAGATATAGTGGCGGGAGGCAGGCGTTGAGTGAACAGCTCCCACAGCCCTCTGGTGGCGCTTGGCAGACGTGGGCTAATCGCCTACTGCAACACCTGAGAAGAACCCGAAACCTATTAGGTCATAAGGGTGATGATGAGCGAGCCACAGAGGACGGCTTGCTTATGTGGGAGCGTGACGGCAAGTACCCGGTTGTGTCTAAGGACCTAGCGTGGTGGCCTCTTGCTCTAGGTGGCGGGCAGGTGCATTACGCCTATATTGTTGATACGACGATCCATGCTGCCGCAACTATAAACACCGCCACAGAGATAACCTGGAACACTACGGTGTCTGCAAACGGCATCTCTGTTGACGGCACTGACGCATCGAAGATTAACTTTACGAAGTCTGGCGTGTTTCATATTACGTTTACTGCTGAGATGCACTCAGAGTCAGCTAACACCAAGACGTTCTATTTCTGGCCACGCATCAACGGTACTAACGCACCTAATACTACTATTGTGGATACTCTGCACAATAACGATCAGCGCAAGACTACCTGCCGGTCAGCAATATTCTCTGTGACTGCGGGTGATTACTTGCAGGCTATGTTTGCTACAGACGGTCTAGACGCAGATCTGCACGGCTCGGCTGCTACAGCATTCTCTCCTGCGTCACCATCGGTAACACTATCTGTATTGGAGGTTGTGTCATCGTAGACGAATTTGTTAGGTGCTCTAAGTGGATTGAAGACGCGCTAGCCTATGGCGGCGGCACTCACGACCTACAGGACGTATTTGATGGTATACTGTCAGGAAATATGCAGCTATGGCCTGCCGAGCGCGGGTGCATTGTTACGGAGCTAGCGGTATATCCAAAAAAGCGGGTATTGCACATATTCCTCGCAGGAGGAGAGCTAGACCAGATCACCGACATGCACGAAGACGTCATACGGTGGGCAAAAGCACAAGACTGCCAGGCGCTTACTCTAGCGGGCAGGATGGGATGGAAGAAGGCCCTAGCACCGTTTGGGTGGGAGCCGACACTACTAACACTGAGCAAGGAAATTTAATATGTCAGGTGGAAAAGGCGGTAGCCAAACTACACAGGTAGAGATACCCAAGTACATCGAGGACGCATCTAGGGCCAACATCGCCCAGGGCAAAGAAATCAGCCAGATCGGCTACACTCCCTACTACGGTCCTGACGTTGCAGCGTTCACTCCTATGCAAGCTGCTGCGATGCAGTCGGCTGCTGACTTTGGCTCTGCGTTTGGACTCATGCCTCAGATGGACGCAATGGCCGGTATGCCTGAAGCGCAGACCTTTGATGGCGGTGTCCGTGGCTACTCATCTGCACCTCTCTACGAGCAGGCAGTAGCAGAGCTTGCAGCAAGACGACCAGGGCAGGCTGCTCTAATCAACAGGCAGTTTGTGAATCCTTACGGCACTGGCACTGATGTAACTCGCATTCCCGGATTTGACGGAATGATCGACGAGTCAGGCGGCTATGGTGGCGGCTACGGTGGTGGCGACTTCGCTAACGGCCGACGAATCAACTAGGAGTACCACTATGGCAGGTTCAGCTAACGGCGCAGCAGTGTCAGCGATCAAAAAAGCAGGCCAAAATATACAAGGCCCTGGCATGCCGGGTGTGCAGCCTGCAGTTATGCCTCCTATGCAGGCTCCTGGTGTTCCACAAAGTTCGGTGGCTGGAGGTTACTCAGGACTTGAAGGACTAAGAGAATCCTTGATAAAAAGTGGGCATTTACCACAACAGTCAATGGGGCTAACTGGGACATCTGGCATACAGCCAACAGCATCACCAATGAGCGTTTCTGATCAAATGCAAATGAATCGCGCTCCTCTTGGCTCTGACCCTGCTCAAATGGCAGCTCGACAGTCTGGTATGACTCCTCAGCAGTTTGCTCAATCAGGAGGTTTGGGTGCTAACTTAGACCAGAGAGCATTGCAGGCTGCTCAGCCTCAGATGGCTCAGGCCAACACACCGCAGCAATTCAACACGTTTGGTGGCGCTACTACTCGCAACCCGATTGTTGACGGCAATGCAGCTCAAACAATAGTCAATACTGTGGGTCAGGCTGCTACAGGGACCGCTGCGGGAATGGGCATTACTCCCATAAACGTCCAAGCATCTCAAGTAGGGTCTCAGGGCTACAATGCTCAGAACGCAGCAGCTCAAGGCTACACGGCGCAACAGGCAGCAGCACAGCAAGCGACAGCTCAAGGGTACACAGCTCAGCAAGCAGCAGCAGAGCGAGCAGCAGCAGAGAGAGCTACCGCACAGGGCTATGGCGCAGAGCGTATTGCAGGTGTCGGCCCTGTAACCTCAGAGCGAGTGCAAGCAGGGCAATTAGCAGGCACTAGCCTAGACCCCTACTTTAATCCTTACGAGAACCAAGTCGTACAGCAGTCTCTATCTGACCTCGAGCGTCAGCGATTGATGCAGCAGAATCTAGGCGGTGCTCAGGCTCAAGCAGCAAATGCGTTTGGTGGTTCACGCCAGGGTATTGCAGAAGCTGAGACTAATCGAGCCTTTGCAGAGCAGGCAGCTCGCACAGCGTCAGGATTGCGTCAGGCAGGCTTCACACAGGCTCAGCAGGCAGCGCAGCAAGACATCGCTACACGCATGCAGGCGGGCCTTGCTAATCAAGCCACAGGCCTACAGGCAGCTACAACAACTGCGAACTTGGGTCAGCAAGCTCAAATGGCTAATCAAGCGGCAGGAAATCAGGCTGCTCAATTTGGTGCTCAAGCGCAGAACGTGGCAGGCCTACAAAACGCGCAGCTAGGCACTCAGGCGGCTATGCAGAACGCTCAGCTCGGAACTCAGGCTAACCTTGCTAATCAAGCGGCGATGAACCAAGCAGCTCAATTTGGCGCTCAGGCGCAGAATGTTTCCGGTCTACAGAATGCACAGCTAGGAACTCAAGCGGCCCTTCAGAACGCAGCAGCAATGAATCAGGCGGGTCAGTTCGGTGCTCAGGCGCAGAACGTGGCGGCATTGCAGAACGCAGCAGCTCAGAACCAAGCGGCTCAGTTCGGTGCAGGTGCTAGCAACCAAGCAGCTCTAGCTAATCAGCAGGCAATGATGCAAGCGCAGACAGCTAACCAAGCGGCAGGATTACAGGCAGGCGGGCAGCGTTTACAGGCGGCAGGTCAGCTAGCCAACATCGGCAACCTCGGGTTCGGCATGGTTCAGGACGTACAGCAGGGCATCTCTCAGGCAGGACTAGCGCAGCAGGCAGCTAATCAAGCTCTAATTGATGCAGGCAGAGCGCAATACGCAGGATACACAGGCGCACCTCTGCAAGCTCTACAGACTCAGCTAGGCGCGTTCGGTGGCTCTCAGACTAACGCTCAGACGCAGACCACTAGCAAGCAGCCAGGACTGTTCGACTACTTGCAGCTCGGCGCGTCGGTAATGTAAATCGGAGAAATCATGAACTATCCAGACTACGTCACAGCTCAGCAGATGCAGATGCAGCCACAGGGCCAGTACCTGCCTCCTCAAATGGCTCCTTATCAGCCCATGCAGTCTATGGTGAATATGCCAATGCGCTCAGAGGCTGACGAGGAGATGCGACGGCAGCAGATGGTGATGTCTGGTCTCAACCCTGATGACATGGGCGACCGCATGAAGTTTGCCGGGCAGAACGTAATGTCTATGCCTGCTCGCATCATGGAAGCGCCAAGCACAATCGGCAAGAAAGCCAAGAAGCAGGCAAAGGGTCTGCTAGACCTATTCAAGTAGAGAGAGAATTATGGCCGGTTTATTAGATGAATACAGGCTTCAGCCGAATCTACCCGGAGCAATGGGTCAGACCCCTATGCCAGACATGTCGGCGCTCAATCAGGCAGATAATCTAGGCAGACTTAATCAGATGGCTAATCAGCCTGCGCCTCCACAGCCTCCACAGCCGCCTCAGACTCTAGGTAGCCGCGCTATGGGCATCCTCGGCGCTATTGGTGGTGGGATCAGGAGCCGTGTTCAGGACCCTAACTTCCGTGACAAGCTAGTGATCGGGCTAGGCGGTATGTCACTCAATCCTAATCAGGTCCTTATGCAGCAGGCGGCTAAGAATATTGAGCAACGCCAAGCTATAGATATGCTGAGCAAGCAAGCCAATCAGACAGCCGAATGGCTCAAGACTCAGCCAGGTGGCGCAGCATACGCTCAGCTACTTATAGATAACCCAACGCTCAAAGCGACTGACGTTATTGCTATGTATAAGGCTGATAAAGATCGAAGCAAAGATCCAGAGGCTATCAGAGTAAGACAATCTGAGGCTTCGGCTTTGGGTTATGAACCTGGATCAGATGAATACCAGAGATATATAGCCGAGGGATCTGAGTCAAGACTGTCTTTTGAAGGCAAGGCCGACATGGAAGATAGGACAAGAAACAGACTAAACCAAGATCTCGACCGTTTTGGATTCTTTGATGTCAGAGAAGGATTTAACACAGTAAAAGAGTTTTATGAGCGTCCAAGCGGCATCTCTGACTACGCTCTTACTATCGCCTTCTTAAAGATACTTGACCCAGGCTCTGTTGTTCGAGGAGAGGAGGTTGATGCTCTTAACAGGTCCACAGCTCTTGCTCCTGCTCTTAAAGCACAAATGCTTAACGCCATTACTGGCGAAGGCTTGATGACGCAGGAAACTAGAAACACTATTGCTCAGCTAGCGCAATCAAGATATGCCGTTGCTTCTGAGCAAGCCAATGAGATAATTAATCAGACTAGATCCGTTGCAGATAATTACGGCCTCAACTTTGATAACGTCAGGGTCGGAATCTCTGTTCCTTCTCCTGAAATAGACATGACCAATGTCCCCAAAGAGCCTAGGGTTGTTCCTCCTGTGCCTGCTAATAATTCAGAATTAGATTCAATATTAAGTCAATACAATATGACATATGAAGAATTTGTTGAAAGATGGCCTACTTTAATTCAACTTCATGAGGCATTTAAGTAATGGATGGACTTACTGAAGCGCAAAAGAAGGCCCTAGAGCAAGCATTTGGCGGCGGCTCAATAAGCCCAGATCTAGAAAGCGCACTTGTTGAGCTAGGCAATGCTTTAAAGCAACCTGAGCCAGATACTCAGCGAATTAGATCTATAGCTCAAGGATTGACCTTTAACACAGCAGACGAGGCTGAAGCTGCCCTAATGACAGCTTTTACTGGAAAGCCTTATAGCGAGTCGGTTAACGAAGTTAGAACCAAGCTTCAACAATATCAGGAAGCTCGTCCAGGCGAGGCTTTGTTGTATGAGATGGGCGGGGGAGCATTACCGGTAATTGCCTCTACAATTATGAGTGGAGGTTCTGCTGCGCCTGTAAATGCGCCTTACTTAGCTAGGTTTGGTAAATTGTTATTTACTGGACCTGGGAGGCAAGGAACTGTAAAAGGAAATGTTCTGGCCCAAGCGGGTTACGGAGGTTTTCAAGGGGCTTTGTCTGGCTTTGGCTCTGCCGAGGGAAGCCCAATTGAAAGAATTAATCCCGCTTTAACGAGCGGTGTTACTGGATTTGGTCTTGGCGGCGCTCTTTCTGCCGGGGGAACAGCAATACAAAAGCCTGCAGGAAGGTTCTCTGAATTTGTTAGAAACAGACTAGCGGGAAGAGGCGACACGGCTGCTGTTAATGAATTTAGAAGACTAGTAGCTCAGGCATTCCCAGGTCAGACTGTGGATAATCTAAGCCCAGAGCAAATAGATGAGTTTGTTGCTGACATCGCTAGCGGCCGTATTGCAGCGGAAAATAAAAATATTGTTAATGCCGCTAGAGCCTACAACGTAGGGCCTTCTGGGACTGTTATGCGTGAGGGTCTACAAGCAAGACCGGAGGCTACAAGAACGCAGGCCTATGATTTCATGGTAGAGAATCTGGCTCCTAATTTAAAAGGAACCAATATCCCTCAATACTTTAATAATACTAAAGATGAAATAGAGAAATTAGCGTCCGAAGAATACTCTACAGTATGGAGTAATTACGGAGATATAGGACCTTTCTTCTTAAACGATATTCAAGACATCGTAGAAAGTATGCCTTCAGTGCGTAGAACGCTGATTGAAATTTACGAAGCAGGAAGAAATAAAGACCCTTTCTTTACTTTTGAAAATGGCGTCGTGAAGCTAAAGAGAATGCCTACTCTCGAGGACGCAGAATACACTAGAAGAGCCTTAGATGAGGTTACTGACTATGCTTTTGAGAGAGGAGCTTCTACAGCAGGCACAAGATTTGATGCCTCAGCTACTGCATTTAGAAATGTTTTGGATAATAATTTCCCTGATTTAGCGCAGGTGAGAGCAAAGTGGTCAAACATTCAATCTTCGGCTGAGGCATTCAAAAAGGGTGTTGATTCTTTAGGTAAAGCAAGCGATCTAGTGGATTCTCAATTTACGGCATACAGGAGCGCTACCCCAGAACAGCTAGATGCTTATAGAATGGGTGTGCTGTCTGGAATCAAAAACAGAATGGAAACAGGAAGCAGAAAAAGCGTGATGGCTGACATCACTGATCCTACTTCACGTTTAGGTAAAAACATTCGCTTAGTCTATCCAGAGGATTCTTTAGACGAGCTACTCCGAAAGGCAGACATTGCAGCTTCAAGCCAACAAGCATCAAGCACAATCCTTGGTGGTTCTCAGACTCAAATAACTCAAGCAGAGGCATCAAGGCAGGGTTCTGGAGGCGTTGGAGCTGCAACGGTAATAGATGCCATAACTGGAAGCCCAGGAGCTATTATTTCTGCGGCGACTCAACTAGCTAGCAGAGCCTTAAAGCCAAGAGGTTTAAGTGATGCTCAGTCTACTCAGGTTGCTAGGTATCTGGTAGAGACTAATCCAGATTTGGTTAAGAGAGCCTTGGTAGATGAAACAGCGGCCGACTCTCTAGTAAAGCTATTGCAGAGAATAGGTGACACAATGATGACGGCTGCAACAACAGCAACAGTCAAGCAAGCCCCGGCAATAAATGAGCAGGTAATACCTGGTTTACTCACAGGCGGTAATCAATGAAGCCAAAGCAACTCACAGACGACGAAATTGAAAGCATTGTAGCTAGCGCCATAACTGATGCGGTGGACTTTGTTGAGAGCGAGATAGCACCAGATCGCATTAAGGCTCAACGCTACTTCGATGGCGAGACAGACCTGGGCTTTGAGGATGGCCGCTCACGAGTAGTCGCTACTAAGGTCCGTGACGCTATCCGTGGCATCAAGCCTAGCCTTATGCGTATATTCCTGTCTACTGAGCGCCCGGTCGAGTTTGTGCCTCGTGGACCAGAGGACACCCAAGGCGCAGAGCAAGCTACGTCTTACATGCACTGGAAGTTTGGCGAGATCAACGGTTACAAGGTTCTCTCTGACGTGTTCCACGATGCCCTAGTCAAAAAGAACGGCATAGCCAAGATCTACTGGGAAGAGTACCAAACAGGCAAGACCTACACGTTTACCAATCTTAACGACGAAGAGTTCGCTCTCATTGTTAACGAGGACGACATCGAGGTCATCGAGCACTCAGAGGTTATTGAGGTTGAGATGGATCAGATGGGCATGCAGGTTCAGACCCGCAAGCACGACATCAAGATCATCAAGACCCACGACGATGGCAAGCTCTGCGTAGAGTCTGTACCTCCTGAAGAATTCTTTGTGGACCGTAACGCTCGCAGTATTGAAGACGCCTATGTGGTGGCTCACCGCACAGAGATGCGTGTGGCAGATGTTGTTGCTATGGGCTTTGACTTTGACGAGATCTCAGAGCTGTCAGGGATATCAGAGACTGACAGCCTGGTAGATGAGGAAGACTTCGCACGTCGAGGCTACTCACGCGACCGTGCAGAGGAAGACTATAACGACCCATCAATGAAAGTGGTGCTTATCACTGAGGCCTACATGCGCGTTGATGTGGACGGCACAGGCGTACCTCTGCTGCACAAGTTTACAATGGGCGGTAACGGCTACAAGCTGCTAGACCTTATGCCTTGCGACAACGTGCCATTCGCTGTGTTCGAGTGCGACCCAGAGCCTCACGCATTCTATGGCCGGTCTATTGCTGACCTGATCATGAACGACCAGGACGCATCTACGTCAATGCTCCGTGGCATGCTAGACAACGTGGCCCTGACCAATCAGCCACGACAGCAGGTAGTAGAAGACCTGACCAATATGGACGACGTGCTCAATAACGAGATTGGTGCCATTGTCCGGGTTAAGCAGATGGGCGCTATACAAGACCTCTCTGTGCCCTTTATTGCAGGCAGCACACTACCCGCTATGCAGTACATGGACGAGCAGACAGAGCAGAAGACAGGCGTATCTAGGGCATCACTAGGCCTAGACCCAGACGCTCTCCAGAACGCCACGGCGACGGCAGTAGCGACTACTATGCAGGCAGGTGCCGGGCAGGTAGAGGTTATTGCTAGGAACTTCGCAGAGGGCGGTATGCGTCAGATGTTTAAGCTCATGCTAGACCTCATGATTAAGAACACAACCGACGAAGAGATGATGCGCCTCAATGGCAAGTTTATCCCTATAGATCCTCGGGTGTGGAACTCGGCAATGGATCTCTCTATCAACGTCGGTCTGGGCACCGGCAAGGACGAGACTAAGATCACTGCGCTTAATCAGGCTCTACAGATGCAGATCCAGATGTATCAGACTTACGGTCCTCAGAACGGTCTAGTGACCATGACGCAGATCCGTAACTCTCTGGGCGACATCCTTGCTATGTCTGGTGTTCGTAACACTGACCGCTACTTTGCTCCTATGGACCCGCAGACTGAGGCAGCTCTACAGCAGATGGCGTCAGAGGCTCAGGCAGCAACAGCACAGCAGCAAATTGATCCTAATCAGGCTTATCTACAGGCCGAGCAGATGAAGGTTCAAGCTAACGCTCAGACCGATGCCGCTAAGATGCAGATGGAGATGGCTAAGGCTGCTGCTAAAGATGACCTAGAGCGTGATAAGATGGACCAAGACCTCATGCTTAAGACTGCTGAGATCTATGGCAAGTATGAGACCAGTGTTGAAACAGAGAAGCTCAGGGCGCTCCAACGCGCTCCAAGAGGTGTATAATTGGATATCAAACAGCGAGCTGCTCGAGCCAGGGCTTTACTGGCAGATGAGAACTTCAGGACCGTCATGGACGAACTGAGGGATGAGCAGGTCAAAATCTTCTTGAACTCTGGGTCGACGGATTCAGAGATCAGGGAAGAAGCGCACTCCATAGTGAGTGCATTAAGCAAGATCGAGGGACGACTCCAATCCGCTATAACGGACGAGAAGATCTTCGAGAAACGTAAGTAACAAAAGGAATCAGGACCGTGGATACGACTGATATGGACGGCAGCATAGACTCCGTCGCAGACAGCCTAATTATGGGCAACGAAGGTGAAGAAAATCCAACCGAGGAAGATCTGCTAGACCAACCCGAAGCGGAGTCTAACGATGCAGATGAGTCTGAGGACGGAGAGGATCTTGATGATACGACTGACGATGAGTCGGATGACCAAGATGAGGATGAAGCAGAAGAGGCTGAAGACGCCGGTCAGCAGGAACTTTACACCGTCAAAGTAGATGGCGAGGAACGTGAAGTAACCCTAGACGACCTAAAGCAATCCTTCAGTGGCCAAGCTTATATCCAAAAGGGAATGAAGGAAGCATCCGAAGCTAAGAAAGAAGCGGAAGGTGTATACCAAGCTCTCTTAAATGAGCGACAGCAACTGTCACACTTGTTGCAGCAAGCGCAAACTGGACAGCTAGCTAGCGCCCCTGTGCCACCATCTAGGGAACTGTTTAACAACGACCCTATAGGCTACATGGACGCGAAACTATCTTATGACGAGGCAATGCAAAACTATCAGAATCAGCAGTATCAGATTCAGCAAGTTACAGAGTCTCAGCAACAACAGATGCAAATTGCACAGCAACATTATCTCCAAGGTGAGATGCAGCAGCTAGCGAAAGTAATACCAGAGTTTGGAGACGCCAAAACGGCATCCAAGCTTAAGGAAGACTTAGTACAGTTCGGTAGCAAGCTCGGTTATTCCGAGTCAGAGCTATCTGAGGTTATGGACCACCGAGCGATCCTGGTACTGCAAAAGGCTATGAAGTACGACCAACTCGTTGAGGGTAAGTCTAAGGCCACGCAGAAAGCCAGTAACGCACGACCAATGGTCAAGCCAGGCACTAAGAAAACCGGTAGAACAGGCGCAGCCAAGCAGAGGCAGAACGCTCAAGCTCGGATGAACAAGACCGGCAGCATCGATGATGTAGCCAAATTCTTATTAAGCTAACTACTTTAGGTGAACTATTATGGGCGTAACAGCTAACACTAACGAGACGTATGACGTCTCAACCATCAAGGAAGATCTGCAAGACGCGATGATCTCCATCTCTCCAACTGACACACCAGTGATGTCTGCTATTGGCCGTCGCAACGTGGACAACACTTACTTCGAGTGGGGTGTAGTGTCTCTAGCAGCAGCTAGCACTTCAAACCGTGTAATCGAGGGCGAGTCTGCTCCAGGTAACGATGCACCAACTAACGCTGTCCGTCAGGGCAACTACACGCAGATCTCTGACAAGGTCGTAGAAGTGTCTGACACTGCCAACGCTGTAAACGGCGCAGGCGATGCACAGACTACTGCCAAGCAGATCGCTTACAAGCTGAAAGAGCTTAAGCGTGACATGGAGTCTATGCTCTGTGACAACGTAGCAGGTTCTGCCGGTGCGTCTGGCACAGCTCGTTCATCTGCGGGTCTGCCTGCATACCTGCGCACTAACGCAAGCCGTGGAACTAATGGTGCTGATGGTACTACTTCAGGCTCTGGTGTTTCAGGTTACGTTAATGCAGCGGCAACTGACGGCACACAGCGAGCAATTACTGAGGCTCTTCTTAAGGGCGTTATTGCTGATTGTTGGACACAAGGCGCTGAGCCTTCAGTCGTAATCTGTGGCCCTTCACAGAAGCAGACTATCTCTGCCTTCACAGGTAACGCTACACGCTACAAAGAAGCAGAAGACAGCAAGCTGAACGCTGCAATCGACGTCTACATTTCAGACTTCGGTGAGCTACAGATTGTTCCTTCACGCTTCAGCCGCTCACGCGACGTTCTGGTCCTCGACCCTAACTACGCACGAGTAGCATACCTCAAGCCTACTTCACAGAAGCCTCTAGCGCGTACCGGCCATGCCGAGCGTCGCTTGATCTCTGTAGAGTTCGGTCTCCAGGTAGACAACGAAGCAGCACACGGCGTTATCGCTGACGTGAGCTAAGTCGGATAGGCCGGGATCTCTTCGGGGGTCTCGGCCTTTTCTATGAGGTAAGCATGGCAACACCAAGAAAGGGTAAGGCCAAAGTAAAGGTCACGGCGTCGGGCAAGAAGGTTAGCTATGGGCAGGCCGGTAAGGCTAGCGATGGTGGGGCTAGAGTACGTCCAGGCACAAGCAAGGGTAACTCATACTGCGCTAGATCTCTCGGGATCAAGAAACGCTTATCAAAAGCAAAGCAGAACGACCCGAACACGCCTAACAACCTAAGCCGAAAGCGTTGGAAGTGTAGTGGCGCTAAGTCTACAAAGAAATAAGGATCTGTTATGCCCGGTCTGTACGAAAACATCCACAAGAAGAACGCACGAATTAAGAAACAAAAGGCAGCAGGCGGCAGAGTAGAGCGTATGCGCTCCCCAGGCTCTCCTGGTGCTCCTACAGCAGCAGCTTTTAAGGCGGCGTCTAAAACAGCTAAAAAAAAGAAGTAACCATATGACAAAAATTATCTGCACTAGCTCACGTCAACCGTGGATAGAAGGTGCTCGCTACCAAGTGGGTGATATTGTTGAAGTCACTCCTGAGATGGTTAAGAAGGTATTAGAAACAGGATTCTTTGAGGTAGTAGAAGATGTCAATAAACGAGAAGATAACAGCGGAGGACAGCAAGATACAGGTAGTCCGAAGCCAAGACGTAAGCGGAATCCTAAAAGAGATTCATGATTTAAGAGATCACGTCCCTTCGATGCACGGCGATGCCAAGGCTCGTTGGGTAGGATCTATTCCCCTAGTCATTGCTGAGCAATGGTCACGCGAGTGCGGTGCATCTATCGGCACTCAAGAGTACGCCAAGTACATCCGTCGCAAGCTGTCAGATCCTGACTACAAGAAGCTTTTGATAAAAGGCTATTAGGCTCTTGTGAATAATGGCGGTTCCAAAACTAAACGACAGATCAGAGATAACGATCAGTATAGTCTGGCTTTTGCAGATTATATCTATAGTGGCTTTTGCTACTTGGGGCTATGCCAGTATTAGCGAGCGGATAGACGTTAATGCTCAGGAGACTAGAAATCTCAAGGGCAATCAGAACAACTATATCTTTCCTGATATAAGAAAACTAGAAAACGAAGTCATAGCATTGCAGAAAGAAGTCTTGATCCTGCAAACCGATCTGAAGTATTACAAAGAAGGTGGTCAATGAGTCTAATAGATTACGCCAAGACTGAGCGCCAACGCCAGGCCATTAAAGCGTGGGAAGACTGCGGGGAAGTGGTTGCCAAAGCGGCGGGTGTCTTGGGTGTTTCTCCGTCTACATTACGCGACCACATTGGGGCGGTTAAAAACTTTGCGGCTCAGCGTGGCTACACAGAACACTGGGACAGCACCCACCTAGTGGGACCAGGTGAGACAGTGATCGGTCGCTCTGTGTACTCGGCAGACCCAGATGGGAACAAGACCTGGCTAAAAACGAAGAGGACTGCCGCAGAGGCTGAGAAGGCAGAAGCCTTTAATGCTTTCGTGGAGCAGCTCTGCAAGGGAGTTATCCCGGTCAAACGCAAGGCTAAAGGCAAGAAGGTCCGCAAAGACGATCTTATGCCGTCGGTGATAATCGGGGATGCACACGTTGGTGCGCTTGCGTTCAAGAAGGAGACAGGTGACAGAGACTTCAATGTCGGTAAGGCCACTCAAGAGATCGACGAGGCTATTTGGACGCTTGTACAGCAGATACCGGAAGCGAAAAATGGGCTGCTAATTTCGCTAGGAGATCTGGCACATTCAGACCGGGCGAACCCATCTACTACCACGAAGGGCACCCTAGTAGACATGTCGTGCTCTTACGAGGATCAGCTCAGGGCATGCGCACAGGTTCTAATGAACGGCGTTGAGCAGATGCTCACTAAGTGCGACAACGTCACTTTGGTAGTAGCTAGAGGTAATCATGACGATCATACTAGCCTGGTGGTTCAGGTTATTCTGGAAACCTACTTCGCAAAGGAACCCAGGGTAAATGTGCTAAAATCATCTCAATATGTGCATTATGTGAGGTGGAATAAGTGGCTGCTCGGCATACACCACGGCGATAAGATAAAGGCCGCTAAACTTGCTCAGATCATGCCTAGAGATATGCCAAAGGATTGGGGTGAGACCACCCACAGACAGTTTTTGGTGGGCCATTTCCACCACCAGAGTATTCAGGAGTTTGAGGGAGTAACAGTGTCTAAGCACGGTTGTTTGCCCCCACCGGACCGTTGGCACTCAAGTATGGGATATGGTTCAAATCACACGATGGACCTAATTGTTTACAAGGCAGAGGGAGGCAAGCTGATGACTTGTACCTACGAGATCCCTCGAGAGTACGATCAAGCGAATGTGGTGATATAGATGGAAGACCGGCTGACGCGAGTAGAGCTTAAAATAGACAGGCTCAGCGAGACCATGATTTCCCTAGCAAGGGCTGAGGAGCAAATTTCTACAGTGTTTAAGCGTC